GTGGCAGACCCTCGACAAACCGATCGAGCCCATGCCCCTTGACCTCGCCGCCTGATCAGCCCCAAATCAAACCGCTCGGAGGACGCCGCCAGAGAATTTCCACCACTTTCGAGACGCAACCGCTTTGGACGCCCTCATCAAAGAGGGGGACAGGCTTCATATGGCTATGCAATATGAAAACTACGGCGAGACCTTCTCCGAGCAAGTTGAAAGTCAACTTGGTGAAGAGAAGGCGAAGGACTTCATCAAAAAGCTCCCAAAATTCGGGGACAAGTATCAGGCTTGGTATTCTGAGGCACAGGCGCTGGTGAAACAGGTGTTGCCAGACCGTCTATCTGATTTCCAGTCCTACTACGAATATCCGAGGGTTCGGAAAGACGTCACATTTCAAAACTACATGATCCGGGACTGCCTACAGGGTCTCAAGATCACAAGGTGTGATGACCGTGTTGTCGCCGACGGAAGCGCGGCTATTCCTGAGTTTGTTCAACAATTGAACATCGTCAAAGCAGCGCGCGAAAAGTTGGATAGCGCCCTGATTGATCTGACTGCGATCCTGCAAGCTGACCTCTTCGACTCCGAAATTGAGAGCGCCAAGGCGCTTGCCAAAGCAGGCTATCTCCGTGCCGCAGGCGCGATTTGCGGGGTGATAATTGAGAAGCATCTTCTCCAGACCTGTCAGGCGCACTCCATCACAGTGCGCAAGAAGAACCCCGGAGTATCGGACCTAAATCAACTTTTAAGGGACGCTGGAACGATCACGGTTCCGCAATGGCGATTCATTCAGCATCTCGCGGATATTCGAAATCTCTGCGATCATGCGAAGGGGCGAGAGCCCACAAAGGAAGAGATCGACGATCTTGTTGCCGGTTCCGAGAAGGTCCTTAAGACGGTTTTCTAGAGCCCGTCCATCCACGCCGAACGGATGACCTTGGGGACGCGCTTGGGACCATCTGCCCGCTCTAGATCATCGGCACGCCGGTCCAGGTCAACGCCGACAAGCTGGCGGGCCGCGAAGGCATAGACCAGGGTGTCGAGAGCTTCATTCCGCCGCCCGCTGATGACCTCCCACCGCCGCACCGGGTGCCCCCGGCTGAATTTTGTCACCAGCCGCTCGGCCCGGATTTGGTCGAAGTAATCCCCGCCCAGGGCCTCGGAAAACAGGATCGTTTCACCATGGGCGAGGCGCTGGTGAAGCTGTTGCTTGATGCCGTCGATACCGACCAGCCCGAGCCGGAGCTTGCGGCTTGTGGAGAACGCCAGAGACGGGCGAGAGAACCCGGCCACGCCCTTGCCTGCCAGGACACGCCGAGCGGCACGGGGGCGACAGAACGCATAGACATGATCCGCCCAGTTCCCGGAGTCGATGACCGCTGCGTCGACCGTCAGGAGCCCCCCGGCAGGGTGATGGAATTGACGCCGCAAGAGGTCGTCAACCTCGGCCCAGGTCTCGTTCTCGGTCGGTGCGCCCCAGACGGTCTCGTGGCCGAGCACGCGCATGTCGCCGTCCCGCGTCCAGGCGACGAATGTCGCCTCGATGCGATCCGCCTGCACGTCGGCCCCCACGGTGACCAGGAGGGCGTCAGGAGGCACGGAGTCGAGCGAGAACGGGCGCTGGAGCGCCCCGAGGTCGGTCGCGTCCAGGTCGTCGCCCTCGCCCCTCCAAGGCTCGCCCAGGACGGTGTTCAGCCAAGGCTTGAGAGTCGTCGGGCTCCGCTTGGCCTGCACAAACTCGGCGGCCAGGCGCGGCCAGGAGGCGTTCGGCAGGGTCGAGGTCAGCGACGTGAGCTTGTAACCCCGGTGCCCCTCTACCTGGGGCGCTGTGGCCCTCCAGCGGCCCTCCGCGACCATGGGCGGCTTCTGGTGATCCTCCACCACCGACCCGCAGGACGGGCACACCCAATGCGCGGTCTCGGGCTTGTCCGCGTCCCACCGAATGTCCGCCCAGACGATCTCATGGAAATCGCCGCACCCCAGACAGGGCACTTCGAAGACCCGCTTGTCGGACTGTTCATAGGCCCGCAGAATCCGGCTGGTCTCGGCGTCGACGGGCGTCGAGGCCAGGACGATTCTCCGATTGCCGAAGGTCATCGTCCGCCGGATCGCCAGGTCGACGGGATCGCCCTCCACCCCGGCGCTGAGTTCGTAGGCGTCGATTTCGTCGGCGAAGAGAACCCGCGCCGTGCGGGCGCGAAGGTTGCGGGGCGCGCGGGCCGAGACGATGGACAGCGACCCGCCCGCGAAATGCCGGTGCAAGAGCACGTCGCGGCCCGACGCATCCGTCGTCAGGGCAGCCCGTAGCGACGGCGACTCGTTGAAGGTCGGTTCGACCACGCTCACCATTAGGTGCCGCGCGTCCGCTTCTGCCGGGACGGTGCAGAGGACCGGCGACGGGTCGTTATGGACGAAATGCCCGAGCGCGCCGACCATGAGTTGGGTCGCGCCAACGCGGGCCGATTTCAGGATCGTGACGCGCTCGACCGTATCGTCGCCGATGGAGTCGGCGATCTCGCGTTGCGGCTTCCAGAGGCGCATCCGCCCAGGCTGCGCGGCCAGGCTGGAGGGCAGAAAGACGCTGGACTCGATCCACTCGGACAGGCGCAGCTTCGCGGGCGGGCGGAAGGCTTCCAGCGCCTCGCGGCGCAGATCAGCGAAACGGGGATCAACGGTCATCGGCAATCGTCTCCATGGCATCTCGGATTTCGGCGTCGAGGGCTTGTGTCGCCTTTCGGTCGAGCCCCAGGCGCGCGGTCACGCGGCTCGGGATCGCCAGGACGGCGGCGCGAAGGTCGACCATCACGGCCCGCCATTCATGCGCGACCTGCCGGGCGTCCAGGAGTTCGCCCCGCGCCTTCGCGTTGGCAATCTCGACTTTCTCGGCGTTGGCCGTGGCGAGCCGCAACTTCTGTTCGGCCAGGTCTGGGTTGCTGGTGATGCGGCCTTTCTGCCCCGCCCGCAGATGCTCCACATAGGCGAGGATCGCGGGGCGCAGTTCGAAACGCCCGTCATGTCTCGGAATCACGCCTTCGCGGGCCAGGGCGTGGATGCGCGCGGGCGACAGGTTGAGCCATTGGGACAGATCGGCGTCGCTCACGGTTTCAGAGTTTTCCGGCGCTGGCCAATCGAAGCCCAAGAGGTCTTCGGGGTCGTGGATTTCAGGTTTCATGAGTCAACCACTCCAGAGTTGGATTCTGTTTCTGGAATTTTCTGGAGTGAGCGAAATGCCGGGGCTCTGCGCCCCCCGCGACACGCCAAATCCAGGAGGGACCCGCCCCCGCCGCCCCCTATCCCTGGGGCTCCAGGGATTTTCAGAAACTCCAGAGATTGCAGAGCGCGGGGCAGCGATGCGATACGCCGATACCACCCTAAAGGGTGTGGTATCGGTCGGTATCGGCATCCGCAGCCATGCCAGGGCGATACAGGCGATACTGGTATCGGCTTGGTCTCGGTCGGTATCGGCATCATAGCGCCGCCCCCTCATCTTCCAGGTCTTCGAAATCGTCGTCAGAAACGCCCCCAAGATTGACCAGCACTACTTGGTCGGTCCCCACGTCCAGCACCCGTTTCTGCGCCAGAGACTTGAGCGCCCTGTTGAACGTATCCTTCCGGTTGGCCAGCTTCTCCGCAGATGAAACCGCAGCGTCCGATAGGCACTTGTCGCGAAGGCCCTGTCGTTCGACTTGATCTGCACCGTTGGCCAGTTCCGCAAAGTTGGCCATGACCGCGCGTTCGGTCGGTGCAAGCCGAACCGTTTGGGTCAGGGCATCGGGCGATATCTCACTGGCAAAGGGCGCTTCGATAGGGTCGCCGTCATCGTCGTGCCCGAACGTGCGCACGTCGATGGTGAACGCGATGTCGAGGTCGCAGGAACCGTTTCGGTTCTTGGTCAGGTGCCCCCGCACAATCCCGCCTTGGTCCTTCGCTTTCAGGTGAAGCGCCATGTCCAGCGCCCCGTTGAAGAGGCTATGGCCGCGCGGCGTGTTGCCCTCGGCCTTGGTCCCGTGGTGGACCAGGATCACCGCCGCGCCCCACTTGGTGAGCGCCCGAGCGACGGCCACCACGCGCCCCATGCCCTCGGCGCTGTTTTCGTCCATCCCAGGGAAGGCCATGGCCAGCGTGTCGATGACGATCAGGCTCGGGCGCTGGTCCTTCACGGCCCGGCGCAGCGCCTTGAGGTCGGGAGAGTCCTTGCGGAAGAGGTCGGACACACCACCCACCAGCTTGAACCCGTCCGCCTCGCCATGCTCGGACAGGAGCGCGCGGACGCGCCCCCGCATCCCGGTTTCATCTTCGGCGGCCACGTAGAAGACGGGCGCGGCCTTGGTCCGCATCCCGAAGGTCTCGCGCCCCTGGGCAACGGCATAGGCGATGTTCGGGGCAATCAAGCTCTTGCCCGCCCCAGGATCGCCGAAGATGCACCCGATTTGGCCGGGGCCGATCAGCCCCTTGACCACATAGCCGCGCCGCGCCTCTTCCTCACATTCGCCGGGCGACGTGAAGGTGAGCCCGCCGGTCTTGCTCTTGACCGAGGGTTCGGGGATCGGCTCGCCTAGGATGAAGGCCGCCCATTCGTCCGGGTCTTCGAAATCCTCTTCGGTGCGAAGGTCTTCGAAATCGTCGTCGGTGACGGGTGGGTCCGGGGGATAGCGTGGACTCTCGCGTCCGCTTTTACGCCCGCTCTTGATGGTGGCGAGGCACCCGGCCTTGCCGTCTTCCCGCAGGAGCCCGTTCGCGGCGCACGCGGCCAGAAGCCGATAGCCAATCTCCTGGGCATTTAGGAGCCCCACGGCTTCGATACCGCCCAGGCGATGCGCCGCGCGGTTTAGGTTATGGTTGCGCCCGCCGGGCTCGGCGGCGGCCAGTTCGGCGCACACGTTGTCAAGCTCCTGCCGCGCCCAGGCCAGATCATCGTCGGTCGCGTCCGGGGCCTTTGGGCTCGGGGCAAGCTCGGGCTCGCGGCGCACCTGCCGAAGCCTCTCCGGCCATCCCGGCAGGCCGAGCACGTCGTCGGCCAGATGCGTGTCGAGGGCTTCGAACACACCAGAGCCGTTGACCGCGCCGAGGGCATGGATATAGCCGCCATCGCCCCGCACGTCGAGACCAGGGGCGATCTCCGACGCCGAGTTCCTGAGCCCCCTCGGGTGCTGGAAATAGATGTGCTCGCCCCCGCTCGGGGTCTGCACCCGCACATGGCTGAGGGCGTCCGGGTCGAGCCCGATCTTGCGAAGCTCGGCGTATCCGTCCTTCCCATTCTTGCGGTCGATGTCCAGGACGCTCACACCGCTCTTGGAGCCCGTCGGCATGGCGGGCATGGCGTCCGGCCACTTGCTCCACCAGCGCCGCACCTGGGCGGGATCGTCGGTCGCAGCGTCCTTCCAGCGCACCAGGGGCTTGCGAGCCTGGGACACCGGGAAAACGGGGAATCCGGCCTCGGCCAATTGAAGCGCGGCGGCCATGTTCGGGTTGTTTTCCGAGGGGTTAAGGGGTATTTTCTTTGCCATGGAAGTCTCTCCTTCGGGTTTTCTCGGGTCGGGGGCTGAGGTTTCTCGCTGTCACACGAAACACAGATTGCCGCCGCTCCGATTGCCCTCGGAGCGGCGGCTTTCATTTCAGGGATTAGGACTGATTTGATTCGAGAGTTCGCAGAAACTCTTGTCCACATTGCTGTCCACAAAGGTCGTGTCGCGAAGTTGGTTGAAATTTGAAGGTGGCGTAATCTCCGGGTGATCCTGAACCACCCAACCGGCGGCTGGCACCGCCATAGGAGATCACGCCATGAACCAGACTACAGACACCAG